TTTGAAAACAAAACTGTCTGTATACTTATGGAGGAAAATGTTCGACAAATTAGAATTGTTTCATGATTATGCAACAACTAAAATGGTGTATGTGAAGTCAGATAAGTTAGGGGAGAAAACGGAAAGTAAATATTTAATGCCAAAAATTTTTACAGAAGGGAATAGTTACTCTTTATCTGACACACTGAATGAGCTGTATTATTCACACTTAATTGAAAAAGACAGTAGAAATGCAATGCACGACCAAGTTAAAGGGACAGAAAATGCATTAAAACACTTATTATTGTATGATCAAGCATTGGAAGGCATGCCTTATGCATTCACTACAAATGGTTATGAGAATAAGATGACAGAACTTAAACAAATAATTTATTCTACTAATGTGGGTTATTCAGAAAAATATGTCAGAGCTTCTGCAGATGCGCTATTCATGGAGCTGGGTTTGACAGAAGATTTAAAAGATTCTATCATAGACAAATCTGGTATTTTTAACAGTATAACAGTATTGAATAATATGAATAACTGTATGAATGAGCTTTTTGGGAGGGAAAAATCAACAATGATGGTATTGCAGTATTCATTAGACAATATAGAAAGAGTCACAAAAGTTAGTAAAATTGTTGAAGATTTCAAGTCAGGCAAACTTGTAATAAATGAATATGTTGACATGCTAATAAATACCAATTTATCAATAATAAATGAAGCAGTGAAACTGATCTCTGAGCAAGACTTGTTGTTGAAATTTGGTATATCTAGAAAAGTACAAGTAGGTGATTTTAGAGAAATATATGTCATGGAACTAAAGACAAGAATAATGCAAAAGTTTATTGAGTCTTATATAATGGCATTGTGCACCTTGATTGACAGTGAATATATATCTAAAAATTCTGATACAAGACCATTAAAAGTTGAAGGGTTAATTAGAGATGTTTCCACTTCTGCAGATAAAGCTGATAAAATAGTAGTATATGAAAATGCAGACTGTTCCAAATGGGCTCCTAGTTCGACTTGTCAAGAATTTATTGCATTTATTGAACAATCTTCTGTATACTTGCATAGTGGCATGTGTGGTTTTATAGTACAATTCTTCAAGAAAATGCTTTTCAAAAAATTACAATTACCTCACACTGTTGTTCAAAAATTTAATGAGTACAAATCATACATGGGACCTTTATGCGAGAAACACAGCTTGTTAGAATCAGTAATAGATTATCCTGCAAGCTTTATGATGGGCATATTCAATTATTTCTCATCTCTAAAACATGTAGCTAAATCAAGTTTACACAGAAAATTACTAACAATATCATTGGATGATAATATTGGATATCATGATTTAGAACATTCAGATGATTCATTCAAAATACACACTGCAGAAAGAATGTCAAGCATAAGGAATAGTGTTCATAGAGAGAGAATTACAGCAAAATTAGTTAATATCAAATATAACTCCAAGAAAACTAATTTTTCCTATTACTTATCAGAATTTTTATCAGTCTATTATTACAATCGGTCTTTGTCAGTTCCATATATCAAATTCATAAGGTCAATCAGAGACAACTTGAATTTCAAGAGTTATGCAGAAGATTATTACAACATCAATGCTAGAGCAAGTGAAGCTGCTAAGAAAGGTGCACCATATTTATTAGCCTTATTTATGATGTTTGAAGGGCACAACATGTTGGACAGATATTACGGGTTGAACAATTCAGACCTTACTAGATATTCAGAAATGCCAGAAGTTTTCGGCAGGCCGTTAGTAAATCCTTTGTTAGTATCATTGTATGGTTCTTTATCAGTAGCATTGCATGTTCCTGAGGATGAAGTTTCAAAGGCAGAACATGTTTTAGGGCTCATTACAGAAGAAGATGTGGAAGACATAGAATCGTTTCTATATACCAAAACAGTTATTAAGTCTATAAAATTTGTTGATCCCAGAAAAGTTAGAATGCCAAAGAAGTTACCAGAATACAAAGAAGTTTTCTATAAGGATAATCAGATCAAGACAATAACTCATAATATTATAAGCCTAGATCTATCAGCAGTTGTCTCTTCATTATACAAAAAGGATGCATTGGTTGCTTTGACAAAATCAGTGAACAATAATAGCTTTTTAAATGCAGCTTACTTTTCCACAAATGATTGCATATTAACAGCAGAACTCACACAAGAATTTAAGGACAAAGAAGTATTAACAATTGATCAGTTTATGAAAATATATCATGAAGATGTGAAATATGAAATTAAAGAAAGTATGACATACAAATTGATAAAGAAGTGTATACCTGATATGTGGGCATTGTCAAAAACTATAGGTGAAATGTCTTTGGTAAGCATATCGAACAATCACAAACTGACAACAAAGCTTTATAATCTAACATTAGCAACAACAGAGATCATGCCTAAAGATGACATAAGGAAAGCTATAATGTACAGCAGTGACAAGATTACCATGCAGTGTTTTTATCCTACGCTAAATATAAACAGATTAGAGATAACGCTTCATAGATTAAAAAAGAATTATGAAAAAGATGATATATCTATACCTTTCAACGTCTATTCAATATTCAAGTTCACAAGACCAAGAATAATTGCTTTGTTACCTATATCAAACTACAAGAATGTAACAAGCATGTACCTCAACACTATTATGTACTGTACTATGACTAAGAAAAAGATGATTGTTACAATGCCTAGTAAAACAAACAAGAAAGATGAGACAGAG